TTGCAACTGCTTCTAAGTTCCAATTGTTTGAATTCAACGATGAATTTACTCGCGCTCAGTTCCGTAACTTGGTAGAACCATTCTTACGTGACATCAAGGGTCGTCGTGGTATTACTGATTTCCTAGTAGTTTGTGATGAAACAAACAACACTGGCGAAGTTATTGATACTAATCGTTTTGTTGCAGACATTTACATCAAGCCTGCTCGTTCTATTAACTTTATTTCTCTGAACTTTATTGCTACTCGTACTGGCGTTGAGTTCTCTGAAATTGTTGGACAATAAGGAGATAGACAATGGCTATTTTAGGCGTAGATGATTTTAAATCAAAACTTACTGGTGGTGGCGCTCGTTCCAACCTGTTCAAAGCAACAGTTAACTTCCCAGGCTATGCTGGTGGTGATGTTGAACTTACTTCTTTCTTAATTAAGTCAGCACAGCTTCCATCTTCTGTAATCTCACCTATCATGATTCCTTTCCGTGGTAGACAATTACAGATCGCTGGTGACCGTACTTTTGAACCTTGGACAATTACTGTTATCAATGACTCTAACATGGAAGTAAGAAATGCTTTTGAACGTTGGATGAATGGTATCAATCAGCATAATAATAACACTGGTTTCTCTAACCCTACTGATTATCAAGCAGATATGGTTATTGAACAGTTGAATAAAGCTGGTGAAGTAACTAAGCGTTATGATTTCCGTGGAACTTTCCCAACTAATGTTTCTTCTATCGAAGTTTCTTATGATTCTGAGAACGCAATTGAAGAATTCACAGTTGAACTACAAGTTCAGTACTGGGAGTCAGGTACCACTACTTAATGGTATATAAATAGTAGAAAGGGAGAGGACATTTGTCCTCTCCTTATCTGCACAGGAGTTATAGATGGAATTATTTGGTTTTGAAATAAAGCGAAAAGCTGAAGAGAAGGAAGAGAAGAAAAAAGTCTCCTTCGTTCCACGCGATAGCGAGGACGGAGCCGGTTATGTTGTAAATGCCGGTGGATACTTTGGTCAATACCTTGACACTTCCGGCGCAGCAGTTAAAAATGAAGCTGATCTTATTATGAAGTATAGAGACATTGCGTCTCAACCAGAATGTGATCAGGCCATCGAAGATATCGTAAACGAAGCAGTTGTTTCGGATGAAGATTCTGCTCCAGTTGAAATTATGTTAGATGATGTTGATCAACCTGATCGAATCAAAAAGTTAATTACTAATGAATTCGACGAAGTAGTTAACTTACTCAATTTAAACTGGTATGGACATGATATTTTCAGACGTTGGTATATCGACGGTCGACTGTTCTACCATAAGATCATTGACGAAAAGCAGCCCAAGCGTGGTATTATCGAGCTTCGTCCAATTGATCCAACTCGTATCCGTAAGGTAAAAGAGTTAATTAAGAATAAAGATCCTAAGACAGGAACTGAAATTGTTGTTGGTGAAAAAGAGTTTTATATCTACCAAGACAAGAAGATGAATAAATCTAATCAAGGATTAAAGATTTCTCCTGATTCTATTTGTTATGTCACGTCTGGTGTATTGGATCCAACACGTAAAAAGGTATTATCACATCTTCACAAAGCGTTGAAGCCTGTTAATCAGCTCCGCATGATGGAAGATTCATTGGTAATCTATCGTTTATCAAGAGCTCCAGAACGTCGAATTTTCTATATTGATGTTGGTAACTTGCCAAAGGGTAAAGCTGAAGAATATGTTAAGGGTATTATGAATAACTATCGTAATAAGATGGTTTATGATGCTCAGACAGGAGAAATGAAAGATGACCGTAAACACATGTCGATGCTGGAAGACTTCTGGTTACCGCGTAGAGAAGGTGGTCGAGGTACAGAAATTACCACATTACCCGGCGGGGAGAACCTTGGACAAATTGACGACATCATCTATTTCCAGAAAAAACTCTACAAGTCGCTCCACGTTCCTGTTAATCGCTTAGAACAAGAAGCGCAATTTAGTTTAGGTAGATCTTCTGAAATTACTCGTGATGAGTTGAAATTCCAGAAGTTTATTAACAGATTACGTAAAAAGTTTTCTACTCTCTTTGTAGACCTATTAAGAACTAATCTTATTCTTAAGGGTATTGTTACTGAAGAAGAATGGTTAGAGATCAGAGATCAAATTAACTTTGACTTCTTACAAGATACTCATTTTGCAGAACTTAAGAATGCAGAACTACTAAGAGAAAAGATTGGTACACTGAGAGAGCTTGATGAATTCGTTGGTAAATACTACTCTGAAGAGTGGGTACGTAAGAATGTTCTTATGCAAACTGATGAAGACATTGAAGAAATCAATAAGCAAATTAAGAAAGAAGGCGACGAAGAAGACGATATGGGTGATGATGACTTAGGTGGTAATGAACCAGCTGCAGCTCCATCAGAAACTCCATCAGCTACTACTGCTGCAAACCAAGCAGCTCAAGCGCAATCTTTTAAACTTGTACCTGATGTACCAGCAAAACCTGCTGAAAAATAAATTTGTATAAATATAATTGTAACATGGAGTAAATTATGGACATTAATGACTTAATTGATAATTTAAAAGCTGGCAACAATGTGGGTGCTGGCGAAACTTTTAACAGCATCATGTCAGACCGAATCAATTCGGCAATGGATGCAAGAAAAGTAGAAATTGGCCAAGGGTTTAATCAACCTGAAGCCGAAGAAGAAGAATTAGAACTAGCTGCTGAAGAGGAGCTGGATAACGAATTAGAAGTAGAGGCTGAGGCAGAAGATGAAGTCGTTTATGCAGATCAGGACGAATCAGAACCTGAGTGAGGCTTTTAAAGTCCCAGCTTCCGAAAAAGTTGTTAAACAATTCAAGGTTGGTAAAAAGAAAAAGTATGATGCAGTAATTACCAAAAAAGGTAGCCAATTCATTGGTTATATTGATGGTGATAAGCTTGATACTTTTAGAAATGCTAAAGATGCTGAAAAAGCAATGGTAGATTTTACCAAGCTTATGGAGAAATAATTAGATGAAGCTTATAACTGAATATACCGAAAGCGATATTCAATTTATCTCAGAAGCCAAGAAAGATGGCACCGGTAAAAATTATTTTATCGAAGGTATCTTCATGCAAGCTGAAGCTAAAAACAGAAATGGTCGCGTATATCCAAAAGACGTCATGGAAGGTGCCGTCGAGAAATACGTAACCGAACAAGTTTCCAAGGGTAGAGCCGTTGGTGAGTTAAACCACCCTGATGGTCCTACAATTAACTTGGATAAAGTATCTCACAAAATTACCGAACTCAAGTGGGAAGGTAATAATGTTGTGGGTAAGGCACAGATTCTTGACACTCCTATGGGTCAAATTGTAAAAGGTTTGATGGAAGGTGGCGTTACGGTCGGTGTCTCTAGTCGTGGTATGGGTAGTCTTGCAAATAAGGGCGGTGTTAATGTAGTCAACAAAGATTTTATGTTGAATGCAGTTGATATTGTTCAAGACCCTTCTGCTCCAGAGGCTTTTGTCAATGGAATTATGGAAGGTGTTGAGTGGATCTGGGATAATGGTATCCTAAGGGCACAACATACGCAAGAAATTGAACAGTTCGAGACTGAGATCAAAGAGGCAGTTGGAGATCCTAATCTTCAAATGAAAGCCTTCAAAGATTTCCTCTCAAAACTTTAACTCGTTAGGGAGAAAAACACATGTCTGACATGCAAAATGACGACATCGTAGTTGACGAACTCCAGGATGAAATCGTTGAAACATCGGTTGAAGTTTCTGGCGAGGAACTGGAAGAAGCATCAGCACCAACAGCTAAAGGTGCTGGCAAAGCTGAAGTAGACGGCGAAAAAGCTGCAAGTGATGTAGCGGGTGAGATTAAAAAATCTGCTCCTGCAAAAGCTGCAGAACCTACGCCTAAAACTAAAGCTGGCATGCTTCAAGCAGCGTACACTAAGATGTCCAAAATGAAGAAAGAAGATCTTTCAGCAGCTTATTCTAAGGTGATGGAAGATTCTGAAGTTGATGAAGATGCAGTTATGGAACAGAACTTCGCTGAAGATCTGAACGCACTTGCAGATTCAGAGGCTACTTTATCAGAAGGCTTTAAGGACAAGGCTTCTGTAATTTTCGAAGCAGCTCTTAAATCTAAGTTAGCGGAACACGTTGACCGTTTAGAAGAGCAATATGCTGAAGAACTTGCAGAGGAAACTGCTAAAATCGAAGCTGATCTGGTCGAAAAAGTTGATGGCTACCTCAACTACGTAGTAGAACAGTGGATGGAAGATAATAAGGTTGCAATAGAATCAGGCTTACGTACTGAAATTGCTGAGAACTTTATGTCTGCTCTTCACGGTGTATTCGTTGAGAATTACATTGAAGTACCTGAAAGCAAAGTTGATCTTGTAGATGAATTATCTAACAAGGTAGACGAGCTGGAAGAAAGCTTGAATGAAAAGATTGACGATAACATTAAATTGGCTGAGTCTGTTGCAAAACTAACTCGTGACCAAATTATCCGTGAATCATCTGTTGGTCTTTCAGAGGCACAAGCTGAGAAGCTTAAGTCTTTGGTTGAAGACGTTGATTTCGGCGATGTAGAAACTTTTGTTGCAAAGGTTAATACTATCAAAGAATCATACTTCAAAGAAACTAAAGCTGCTGAAATCGAAGAAGATACTGCTCTTGTAGAAGAAACTCAAGAAGTATCTAATCGTATGGCCGCATATTTAAACGCACTTAAAAAGTCAAACTAATAGGAGAACAAAGAAATGTTCAAATCTGATACTTTGATGGAAAAGTGGGGCCCTGTCCTTAATGCTGAGGAAGCACCACAATTCCGTGACAACTACCGCAAGCAGGTAACTGCTGCTCTGTTGGAAAACACTGAAAAGGCAATTGCTGAAGAGCGCGGCCATCAGAACTTCCAATTGAACGAAGCGGCTCCAACTAACGCAACTGGTTCTGCAATCGACAACTGGGATCCAATCTTGATCTCATTGGTTCGTCGTTCTATGCCTAACCTTATTGCATACGACATCGCTGGCGTTCAGCCAATGAATGGTCCTACTGGCTTGATCTTCGCTATGAAGTCTCGCTACTCTACTCAGTCTGGTACTGAAGCATTGTTCAACGAAGCTGATACTTCGTTATCAGGCCTTGCTTCTGGTTCAGCTACTGCTTCATCTGATCCATTCGGTGGCGATTCTGCAGATGCTGACACTGTAGATGACTACACTCCAGGTGCTCCTATGTCTACTGCAGCTGCAGAAGCATTGGGCGATGGCGTTGGTGCTGATTTCAATGAAATGGCATTCTCAATCGAGAAAGCTACTGTAACTGCTAAGAGCCGTGCTCTAAAAGCAGAATACACAATGGAATTGGCTCAAGACCTTAAAGCAATCCACGGCTTGGATGCTGAGTCTGAATTGGCTAACATCCTTTCTGCAGAAATTCTTGCAGAAATCAACCGTGAAGTAGTTCGTACTATCAACCTTAAAGCTAAGCTTGGTGCTCAGCAAGCTGATATTACTACTGCTGGTACTTTCGACTTGGATACTGACGCAGATGGCCGTTGGTCTCAAGAGAAATATAAAGGTCTTTTGGTACAACTTCAGCGTGAAGCTAATACTATCGCTAAAGAGACTCGTCGCGGTAAAGGTAACTTCGTTCTGGTTTCTTCAGACGTAGCTGCTGCTCTTGCTGCAACTGGTATGTTGGAC